AAACTGACCATATGGCTGATACAAAGCACCCTGTTGACCAGTAGTAACTCCGGCCTGGCGAATGACATCTTCCATTGACTTCTGTATCTTTTTGTTTGCGCTAGACGCAGCACTAGAGCTCATTGCGCTACCAAGCAAAGAACCTGCTGTCGTTGTTAATGCGTCACCCCAACCCATAATCCACCTCAAACCTGTATTGAAAGATTGCTACATCACATTTTGGTGCGTTTATAACACCAACCAAGTCAAATCCTGTCTTACTGATTGCATAATAGCCACTTGTATTGTCAAGTTCAACACACGCTATCAGCTTGCTAACCTCTGCGAAGTCCACCAACCATGCCAAGACATCCTCGACACATTCCGATGCCCTGTCTGCCACTTCAGGCATGAAGGCTATGTAAAGTTTATGCACACCATCAATGTCAGACTTGCTGATGGATGCCACGAAGGTATGGTCGTCATTGACCAGGCAGATGCTGTCATCGTAGACCTTGAACAGACTACCGCTAGAACCGTCTAGAATCGCCTGTACCGCGTTTTGGTCGTAAGATTGGTGCATCACTCAGCCCTCACATAAAACCGCACACCAAGCGTTCTAGGGCGGTTGTCAACGGTAGCCATGTTTCCTTGATTAGCCCCTGACACGGTAGCCCCTGTTCCTGATGCTACGGTTGCGAAGGCATGGGTATGAAGCAGGCCAAGTGTGTTGTTTCCGAAGTACGACCCAACCGCAGACGCACCTGCATCCGCTAGGTACATACCGTCTGATACCGAAGGGATAGTTTCTGTGCCTAATACATCATACAGCTTCGGGTATTGGGTTCGGCTGTAAGTCGCGCCTGTTGCTAGGTAGCCCGTTGGTGGGGTGTTTGACAGGGTGGCAATGATACCGCCCACAGGAATCTGAGTCGCGTTCAGCTCTCTAAGGAAGTCATAGAAGTCCTTAGTTGGAGTCCCGTCATCGTTAATAAACTTGATGCGGATATGGGGCAGAAGGTTAATCATTGCGTCAGGTCAAGAATCGCAGCAATCAGTTCACGCCTACTATTACCGCTTGTGGAAATCTCAAACAGACGGACTTCCATGCGACCCAGGTTATAGAATTGCAGCTTCTTGTTGTATTCGCCCACATCGCCCAAAGTCACCTTGCGGTAGTTGTTGAATGTGCGACCATAATCATCGGAGTACCGGAACAGCACCTCGCTACGGGTATTGGCAGGCACATCGCCCGTATTCATTACCAGTTGCATACTGTTACAGCGTAGGAATTGTTGGTTGTTGTGGAAATACTGCGACCTGCGCTTGCACACAAGCATATTGCCTGCATCGTCATCGCGGTAGTAGTCCCAGTCAAACAGGTAAATATTGCTGTCGTTTCGGTTGATGTTATACAGCTTGTTGCCGACACGCACGACATCCCAAGTGTTGCTGTTGTTAGACCCGAAGGATTCGCGCCTATGCCAAATCTGCGTACTGATGTCATAGCAGAAGGTCATGCCATCCTGAATGGTCAAGCAGTAGACAAGGTGACCACGGGATTCCCAAAAGTAGCTGTGAGCCGTGGAGATGTCCTGTGACTTGCCAATCTCGGCCTCAATAGCATGGGTGCTAATACGCTGCGGTTGATACCCGTTAGCCAGGTAAACAGAGCCGTCATCGCCAAGCCAGAAGGGTGTGCCGTTAATGACCTGAATCGAACCACGCGCCGAACAACCGCGCTGAATCACCGTGCCGTTATTGCGCTGAAAGCTAGTCCCTGCGTTGTAGAAGGTTTCAATGGTGCTTTGGTTAAAGACCCAAACCTCTCGGCTCGTGACAGCCAGGCCCACAATGCGGTCAGGAGAAGCCTCAGATGAATACTGGTCAAATGCGCTGAAGGTCAGGGGGTCAGCGACATCAGAAGTGAACCAGGATGTGCCATCAGGCTTCACGCCAATCATGTATTGGTCAAGGAAGTTACAGGCTAATGAGCCACCAAAGCCTTCAATCTGGGTCAGGGTGTCGTTGGTCGTATTGTAGACATAGCCGTTTTGACCGCTATAAATGCTGATGTCGTAGCCAGTCCCGTTCTGCATAAAGTCCATGTAGCAACGGCCAACCAAACACGCTAGTCTTAGTCCCTGTTGCCGGATACATGGTCGCGCTGTTTACATGAAAGCCGACACGGAATAAAGCCCCGTCAACCACAATGTAAAGTGTGTTATCAACGACAAGCGTGGCCTGTGTCGCGCCAGTATCCCACGAGTTCAGGGTAATTGCCCTGTTCGCCGGAACGGTCTTTAGAAGGACAGGACTACGCGCCCCGTCAGCAACCTCTACAATCTCAGGGATGTAGTTGACCGTATCCTGGTTCGCTACGGGCAGGGTGTCGTCTGTGTAAAAACCGCCAAGTATGTTGACAGGTGTGAGAGCCATTTGTTACCCATTCACTATGGTGAAATACATATAAGTCTGTGGCAGTTGGTCAACATTGTTCAGCACAGGGGCATTTGCGTAGGCATCGCGCAGCATGGTCGAATAGGCATCATCGGCAGCAGCAGCGAACATTTGAGTCGGCTCAAGCTGATACTCAGAAAGCAAGTCCATGCCCAATATGTAAATCATCGCCCGTTTGTGCTTGTCTAGAACATATAGGGTGTCGTTTGCGGTAGTCACATCTACCCATGAAATCTCAAGGCCGTCAGCCTCAAGTCGGTGCATCAGTAGGTTAAGGGTTTCAATACCGCGAGTGATGTCATCGCCCTCAATCTCTTGGCTGTTGTCGCGGATACCGGCTCGATAGAACGAAGCCTTAATTAAATCACCTACGGTTACCATAATCTTCCCTTAAAAAATGGGGGGTATTTCTACCCCCCATCTTATTACTACAAAGGTATGTAAAACAACCCTTAGTTGGACTGGATACGGCAGGCCAGTTGCGGGCGGATTGCCTTGTAACCGTACAGGATATCCAGACGGCACGGGAAGGCATCGTTGTTGACATCGTACTGGCGAACCACACGGATGCTGATACCGTCATACACTTCACGGGCAGCGAAGTCCACGCCTTTCGGCATGACCAGGTCGGCGGTAGCGAAGGTGAAGGCATCTTTGTGGAAGGCCAACGAAGTCGTGGTGACATCCGAAGCGGTGTTGTAGACGGTGATAGCAGCATTGTCAGCCGGAACAGCGTTGACAGTTTGCAGAGCACCCGAAGCCACGATAGCCGGATAGATGGACACAGTACCTGCGCCACCGGTGTAGTTGGCAGTCACAACGAACTGTTGCGGGATGCCAGTGGACAGACGCGACTCAGGATGAACGGCGAACACATTGTCAATGGTGAAAATCGTGCCTTTCGGCATAGTGCCAGTACCGGTATCAACAATCAGCGAAGAACCCGATTGAGCAGCACCGTTGACCAGGTAACCTGCGCCTGCGCCATTGGTGAAGTTCGGAATCAGGGTGTTTTCGTAGATGGCATCAAAACCGGCAGTCTTGCCGACCATGCCTTCTTTATACTGCTGCGAAATGGTCGAGCTGTCTTGGAACAGACCTTTCAGCGAATCAACCAAGTCCACATTGTCCTGGGTGTTCAGGATAAGACGGCGTTCAGAAGTCGGGGCAAGGTTGTCAGACAGCTTCTTACGGGCTTCCAGGACATTCTTGAAGGTAGTGGCAGAACCGGCAACACCAACAGCGTTCGGAACATCTTTGACCATGTTGAAGGCATCGGATTCAACCGAAGCAGCCAACTGAGCCATAGCCGGTTCAAGGATGCGCTTGCTGAAATCGTCAAGGGACAGGGTCAGCTCGTTGGAAGTGAAGTTCAGGTCAACACCTTTTTGGGTGCTAACTTGCAGGGTGGTTGCTTGCTCGGTGGTGTCTTGAGCCGACAGGGTAGCACCGGTACGGACAACATAACGGTTCGGCAGACGGATACGCAGGCTGTCACCGATTTTAGCACCGGATTGGGCAAACGAGTCGTCATAGGCACGGTTCATCGAGCCGATGAAGTTGGCCTTCTGGTGAAGGATGCGCAAGGCTTCCTTAGTAATCATATCA